AACGGCCTGGCTTCAGAAAGACCACCGCCTCGTCAGCGCAGGCGCAAGAGGAACGCGCCCCTCAAGGTGGTCGACGTCAGAGCGGCATAGAAGGGAGGATCGGCGATGACGCTGTCAAACACGGCGACTCCAAAGTACTACGGAGCTTTCCGTGCAGCGGTACTCCGCGGGGATATTCCGGTTTGCCGGGAGATCTCAATGCAGATGAACCGTATAGACGCGCTCATCGCCGATCCTAACTTCTACTACGACGATGAGGCGATCGACGGTTTCATCAGGTATTGCGAGAACGAACTCACCCTGACTGACGGCAGCGATTTCTTCCTGCTGGAAAGCTTCAAGTTGTGGTCCGAGGATCTTCTCGCCTGGTTTTACTTCGTCGAGAGAAGCATATATGTCCCGAACGCAGACGGGCATGGCGGACACTACGTCCGGAAGAGGATCTGCAAGAGACTTGTCAACAAGCAATACCTGATCGTGGCACGCGGGGCCGCGAAGTCCATGTATGCTATGCTCATCCAGGCATATTTCCTGAACATCGACACTTCCACGACGCACCAGATCACGACTGCGCCGACCATGAAGCAGGCAGAAGAAGTGATGGCGCCTTTCCGGACAGCCATCACGCGGTCTCGCGGTCCGTTGTTCCAGTTCCTGACCGAAGGGTCGCTGCAGAACACAACCGGGTCACGGGCGAATCGCGTTAAGCTTGCTTCCACTAAAGTCGGGATCCAGAACTTCCTGACCGGATCGGTGCTCGAAGTCCGGCCTATGTCGATCAACAAGCTTCAGGGACTAAGGCCTAAAGTGTCGACCGTGGACGAGTGGTTGTCAGGCGATATCCGGGAAGACGTAATCGGCGCGCTGGAGCAAGGCGCATCCAAGATGCCTGATTACATCATCGTGGCTACCAGCTCAGAAGGAACCGTCCGGAACGGCTCGGGCGACACCATCAAGCTGGAGCTCGCTGATATTCTCAAGGGCACTTACATAAACCCCCACGTATCGATCTGGCATTACCGGCTCGACGAGCTGGAAGAAGTCGCCGACCCGTCCATGTGGCCCAAGGCGAACCCTAACATCGGGATGACGGTGACCTATGAGACTTATCACCTCGACGTCGAACGAGCGGAGAACGCGCCGGCCGCCAGGAACGATATCCTCGCCAAGCGGTTCGGGATTCCCATGGAGGGATTCACCTACTTCTTCACCTACGAGGAAACTATTCCCCATCGGCGGCGGGAGTTCTGGCGCTTGCCTTGTGCTATGGGAGCAGACCTCTCCCAGGGGGACGACTTCTGTGCGTTCACGTTCCTCTTCCCGCTCAGGGCAGATACGTACGGGATCAAGACCAGGAGCTATATCTCCAGCCTGACGATGTCGAAGCTTCCCGGCGCCATGCGGCATAAGTACGAGGAGTTCATCGAAGAAGGCAGCCTTCATGTGCTTGACGGGGCTACTCTCGACATGATGGAGGTTTACGACGACCTTGAGCGGTTCATATTGGACAACGAGTACGATGTCCGGGCTCTAGGGTACGACCCGTACAACGCCAAGGAGTTCGTCGAACGCTGGGAAGCGGAGAACGGTCCGTTCGGGATCGAGAAAGTCATCCAGGGAGCCAGGACTGAGTCAGTCCCGCTCGGCGAGCTGAAAGCCCTGGCCGGCGAACGCCTGCTCATATTTGACCAGGAGCTGATGTCGTGGGCCATGGGTAACGCTATCACCATGGAGGACACGAACGGTAACCGGAAGCTCCTCAAGAAGCGGCAAGATCAGAAGATCGACAACGTCGCCGCGATGCTCGACGCTTTCGTGGCGTTCAAACTGAACAAGGGGAGTTTCGAGTAATGGCCAGCAAAGAAAAAGACGACAAGCTCATCAAGGAACTCAAGGAAGCCCTTAAGGAAGATCCGCCCGACTTGAAGTCGATGAAGGACTCCGCGAAGGCGCTCGGCGAGAAGCTCAAGAACAACAAGAAGTCCTGATCCATGGCTGACAACAAGAAGAACGCAGAGAAGAAACAGCCTTCAAAAGAAGTGGCCAAGAGCGGCGATGACGTGTTCAACGTTGTTAAGCTAATCTCTAAGGCTGATCCGCCCAAGGGTGAAATATCCACGAAGACCAAGGACGGGAGGTGAGCATGCCATGAGTGATGTCCTTGAGCATCACGGCGTCAAGGGCATGAAGTGGGGCGAGCACCACGCCCGTCGTCAGGCCAGAGCCGACGCCAACGAGTTCGCCAAAGCTCGGGCGTTCTACGGGCAGGGCGCAGGCACTCGGCGCAAGCTGATCAAGGCCAAGGTCCAGACGCGGATGTCCAACCCGCACTACAAGGACGAGTTCCACAAGACCCTGGCCGGGCAGAATGTCGAGAAGCGCCAGGCGCAAGCCACTCGTCTCCGCCGGCGAAAGAACACGACCGGATACGTCGGAAAGACTGCCCGAGGCGTTCATCGTCAGCTAACCGGCGGTTTCGGCCCGGTAACGGCCGGCGCGGCGACCATCGCAGCCGGCGCAGCTTACGCGCACAAGACTGGCCTTGACAAGGCTGTACTGAACAAGGTCAAGTCCGCTGCGACGAACAAGTCAGCCCAGGAAGCCACCCGAGCGTGGCTCAAGAGCCAGGGCATCGGCTGATATTTAGCGATGTCCGGAAGAAAGGAAAGGGGGTGACAGTGGGCAGACGCATAGACCAACTCAAGCACGCCTTCAACACGTGGCTTGCCGCGGACAAGTCCAACGGGCAGCTAGGTGACCCGACAATTACAGGCGCGTCATATTCTTCCAGGCCTGACCGCCCGCGTTTCAGGGCTTTCAACCGGAAGACCATCGTCGAGGCGATCTATACCAGAATCGCAATTGACGTCGCAGCGGTCCCGATCCGGCATGTCAGGCTCGACAAGAACCGCATGTACAAGGAAGACATACCTAGCGCCCTGAACGACTGCTTGATGGTCGAGGCTAATATTGACCAGTCAGGCAGGCAATTCATCCAGGACGCCGTGCAGACGCTTTTCGATGAAGGTTCCATCGCCATATTGCCGGTTGATACGACGCTGAACCCCCTGACCACCGGCGGCTATGACGTCAACTCCATGCGGGTTGGCAAGATCGTCCAGTGGATGCCGAAGCACGTCCGAGTCAAGGCGTACAACGATAACACTGGTCTGCAACAGGAAGTGACTGTGCCGAAGAGCATGGTCGCCATCGTGGAAAACCCGCTTTACTCGGTGATGAATGAGCAGAGCTCGACTCTGCAGCGGCTACTCAGGAAGCTAAGTCTCCTGGATGCCGTGGACGAGCAGAGCGCATCCGGGAATCTGGACATCATCATCCAGCTGCCCTACGTCATCAAGACTGAAGCGCGCCGGCAGGAAGCCGAAAAGCGGCTCAAAGAGATTGAGTTCCAGCTTAAGGGTTCCCAGTACGGGATCGCGTACACGGACGGCACGGAGAAGATCACTCAGCTTAACCGGCCGGCCGAGAACAACCTGATGGACCAGATCAAGTATCTCACTGACATGCTTTACGGTCAGCTCGGGATCACTGACGCGGTCATGAACGGTACGGCCGACGAGCCGACGATGATCAACTACTACAACCGGACGATCGAACCGATTCTCGCGGCCATTGCTGGCGCCATGATCAGGGCTTTCCTGACCAAGACAGCACGGACGCAAGGTCAGTCGATCATCTACATCCGGGATCCGTTCAAGCTCGTCCCGGTCAAGGATCTCGCTGAGATCGCGGACAAGTTCACGCGCAACGAGATCCTCTCCTCCAACGACATGCGGGCAATTGTCGGCTTCCAGCCGTCTGATGACCCGAAGGCAAACAAGCTTCTGAACAAGAACATCCCAGCGGCATACGGCGAACTACCGCAGAACGGCGTCGCGCTGAAGAAGCCAGCCTTGCCTCCGAAGTCTCCGTTCCCGCAAGTCCCGGCAATCCCCGAAGGAGTTTCCAGTCAAAATGGCACCGGCAGCTGACTTCAGCGGCTACGTCACCAAGTACGGGATCAGGTGCACCGACGGCCGAACGATCATGGCTCACGCTTTCAAGAGCCAGGACGGCGCTCAGATCCCGCTTGTGTGGCAGCACCAGCACAACGCCCCCGACAACGTACTCGGACACCTCGTCCTGTCGCATCGCAACGACGGGGTCTGGTGCGACGGGTTCTTCAACAACACCGACCAGGGCAAGAACGCGAAGGCCCTCGTCATCCACAAGGACATCTCGGCGCTCTCGATCTACGCCAACCAGCTCCAGCAGCAGGGAGGGAACGTCACGCACGGGATGATCCGTGAGGGCAGCCTCGTGCTGGCCGGCGCGAACCCCGGGGCGTTCATCGCGAACGTCAACGTGGTGCATGGCGACGGCAGCGAGAGCGAGCTCGACGACGAGGTCATCATCTACTCCGGCGAGGCTCTCGCGCACGCCGGCAGCACCGCTGTCGCGCCGAGGAAGGTGATGCCCGCCAAGGGCGACATGCCTGAGCCCAAGGGCCAGACGCCCACGGCAAACAACCCGGACCCCGACGGGGACGGCGACAACGATCTCTTCGACCCGGCGGACGGCGGCCTCGGCCCGAACGCATCCGTCGAGGACGTTCTCAACACCCTGACCGACGAGCAGAAGCAGGT